CCCCCCGGGGGGCCCGGGAGGCCGGCCACGACCGCCGCGCCCGCGCCGCCGGCGGCGGCCGGGGACCATACATCCCGGCCGGTCAGCCCCGGGTCCTGGATCATGTTCTCCGGGTCCACTGTGACCGAGCTCGCAGTGAGAGCCTTGATGAACGCTTGATCAGACAACAAGACGTCGATGACGGCGCGAGGCATCTTCGCCCCACCAGACACCAAGAGCTTAGACACAGACAACCCGCCGATCTTCGCGTCCGTGATAGACGCGTCAGCGATCTGCGCCTCCCCGATCGCAGCCCGGCCGATCTGCGCAGACGTGATCGTCTGCGGCGCCAGGGCGCTCCCGGACACAGGCATCAGCGACCAGGCGGCCCCGTCCCACGTGTACTGAGAGGTCAGCTGCCCGCTCCCGTCCTGCACGAACCACACGGCCCCCTTAGGCTTCCCGGCCCCGTCGCCGGCCGTCGGGGCGGCGTGCGCCACCGTCACCTGGCCGGCCAGAGTGGACGCCTTCGCGGACGCCGCATCCGCAGCCTGGCGCGCCCCCAAGGCATCCGCCGACGCCGCATCCGCAGCAGACTTCGCCGCGGCGGCCTGACGCTGCGCCTCATCCGCAGCCGACTTCGCTTTCGCCAGCTCAGTCGAGTTCGCCGTCACGGTCGCCTTCAGAGCGTCATACTGGGCAGTAGCCGCCTGAGCCTTCGCCTGGGCTTGCGCCGCCGCGCTCGCGGCCGAGTCGGCCGTGGACTTCACGGCAGCCGCTGACGCCTCGGCCCTCTTCGCCACCGTGTCCGCGCCGGCGGCCTTCGTCGCCGCGTCCTGGGCCGCGGTCTTCGCGTCCTGGGCGAGCTTGTCCGCCGCCACGGCCAGGGTCTTCGCCGCGACCGCCGCCTGCTTCGCCTCAGTCGCCGCAGCCAGAGCAGCCGCATTGTCGCCGCTCTTCTTGACCGCATCCAGGGCCGCCTGAGCCTTGGCCTGCGCCTCCTGGGCGGCCTGCTGGGCGGCCCCCACCCCGGACTGGGCCTGTTGGGCGGCCTTCTGCGCGTCGGCCACCTTCGTACCCAGGTCGCTCGCAGCGCCCTCCACGGTGGTCGCTTTCGCCAGGGCCTTCTCCGCGTTCGCTTTCGCGTCCCGGGCGTCCCTGCCGGCGGCCTGCGCGTCCTTCGCAGCAGCGTCAGCCCGCCCCTCGACCTCCTTCGCGGCCTTCTGAGCCTTCACGGCGTCATCCATCGCCCGCGCCAGCTCCCGGCCGGCCGGGCCGAGCCGCTCCACCGACGTCTTCTCGTTCCCCGGCTCGTCCTGCCCGTCGCTGATGGACAGGAGCGTCCCGTCCGCGTGCATCTTGACGGTGACCGCGGCACCCTTCCACGTGTAGATGCCGGGCGTCTCCCCGACCAGGTAGTCGCGCGGCTCCTCGTACGGCATGCCGACACGCACCCACCCCTCAGGGAGAGTCGGGTCTGTGGAGGGCGTGTCAACAACCTGGGCGCGCACCCAGTGGGCCGTCACGTCGGAGGCCGCCCTATCCTGAGCAGCCTCCCGCATATTCAGGTACAGACTGCCAGCGCTGGAGGGATCAACCATGGGCCTAGTATCTCATCACGACCGTCGCAGCTCCGCGCCGGTGATCGTCATCGGCTCGCCAGGCTTCATCAGGTCAAGGCTCATCGAGAGGATTGTGACGACGCACCAGTGGCCCGGCTTATGCTCCACGGCGATGACGTCGCCGATCTCTAGCCGCGGGTCGGGGGCCAGCTGAATCCGCCATGTGCGGGTGCGGTCCCTGCCGAACTTCGCCCAGTGGTTCGCCTCCTCAACGACCTTACTCCACGACTTGTCCGACGACAAGTCGGTGTTCTTGGTCACACGCCCGTAGGTGCGGGGGTTGTACCAGCCGTCCCAGTACTGCATCCGCACCCAGAAGTCGAACGAATAGTCCGTCTCCCACCCATCCTTCTTCGACCCGCCCTCGGGCCGCTTCCACGGCGTCCACAGGTACCGGCCCCAGCTGTAGGTCAGCCCCTCCTGATGCTCGAACTCATGGCGGGGCAGCGACGGGAACACCCTCTGCTTCTCCAGGAACCGGTTGTTGATCGCCATGTCAACCTCAGAGGTCTTCTCGTCGGTTTTCAGCGACTCCGTGTACCCCTTCCCCTGCACAAGGGTGAAGGACCGCTTCCCGTTCCCCTTGGCGAGGACGTTGTACTGGCTCGGGATGCGTCCGGATGGGGCCTCCGCGGGGACGGCCGCCACAACGAATCCCGAGTCCCACGAGTAATACTCGGCCGCACTGGAGCCGGGTGTCGGCAGCGGGTACGCCTCGATCTCGCCCCGCCACGACATGCGCAGCCCACACCCAGCCGCCTTCGCGATCTCCATCACAGACACGAGGCGGTCCGTCGGCAGCTGCAACGTGGACGGGATCTGGTAGCCACCCCGAGAGTCGGGCACCCTGACGCCGGTCGTCTCCCAGTTCGGGTTCAGCCGCTGCATCTCCGTCCGCAACGTCCCCCCCGCGTTCGGGGAGTGAGGCCACGGCAGTGGGTTCTCCACCAGGTCGTGGAGCAGGTCCTTCGCGGTCACCGGCGACGACTCGGGCGTCTGCGACGGCTCCACGATCCGAAAATGCCCGTACGGGAACTCCCACGAGTGGCCCTCCTCATCGGACAAGATCACGGCCGGGCATGCTTTCTGCCCGTACGCCGCGTAGTATGCGCCTTCCCACTGGGGGGCCCATTCGTTCGGCACACTGACGCGCAGCTGGGCCGGTGCGGACGCTGTCGTCCCCGAGTGGGTGAGCTCCCCCCAGTCGAGGGAGCAGCCCGAACAGGGGACGTCGCGCACCCACTCCGTCCCGTACTTGATGTCCATGCGCATGCTCCACCGGAGCGGGCGGGACAGCTCCTCCAGAGTCGGCCCGGGGCGCATCAGTCGTCCCCCGGCATGCCGGCGAGGAGGTGGCACACGTCGTCGTAGGTGCGGGTCGCCAACGACTTCCCGGCGTTTGCCTGGTCGTCGGACACGGACAGGCCTCCGAACTCGATCGGCCCCTCCCGCTCGTTGACGATCGCCGGTGTTGAGTACGGTCTCGCGGCGGGGACCGGTATGCCGGACGCAACCAGCTTGTACCAGCCCGCCGGATCCGGCGCAGCGTCACGGGTCATTACCCCGGCGGAAAAGTTCCTGCCGGCGGCGTCCGTAGGCCCGTCAGCGACTACAAGCTGTAAGTGGACGCGGCCCACGTCCAAGGCGGCACCGCCGCGGCCCCGCACCCACACGGTCCCCGTCATCGTGTGCCCCCCCACAGCCTGCCGGAACCCGTACTTCCCGAGCGGTGCATGGATGTTGCGGCCCTGGGCCCACCGGACCGGGCGGCCGTCTGGCGTCGTGCCGGCAGCATCAGAGCCGATGATCGTGTCGTCTGCCCCGCCTGGGGCGCCCCACCAGTAGGAGAGGCCTGCGTTGGGGATCCTCCCTGCCGCCCAGTCGGCCTCGAACTGCACCCACTCGCCCCACGTGACACACGGCACGCCCGTATCCTCGTTGCGGCCATGCAAGATCTTCGGGTCCCGCTCCGTCACCGTCAGCGCCCACTCCGCCGTCCCGCGCAGCCGAGACTCCGTCTGCTCGGCCTTCGCCTTCGACACGGCCACCACGCGCACCGGGTCCACCGTGCACCCAGGGATCGTGCACGCGTCCTGGTCATGGCACACCACCAGGTAGCGAGCCTGCTCACACATCGCCCGCAGCGTACGGAAGTCCTCCAGCGTCCGCGTACGACACTCCAACGTCGTCGTCCTCGGCTTCGACGCAGCAGCCCACCGGTCCATCACCCCGGTCGTGGACTCGATCGTCGTCAGCCCCGCGTCGTACTCCACCGCCCCGGCGGACGTCAGCTGCACGCGGGCCAGCGTGTGCCCGTCCGCCGTACTGATAATGTCTGACCCGACCGACCGGCGAACCAGAGTCACCGGCGGCGACCCCCACTGCTCATACGTCGTCGGCACGCCGATCGGCGCCAGCGGGTCACTGACAGCGTCCCCCCGCGGCCGCCACACGAGCAGCCGCTTCCCGTCCCCGTCCCGCACGTACACCGGGTACGAGTACACGCCCTCCGGCGCGGGCACCGGCCGCACAGACAGCATCCCCGTATTCCTCGCCGTGAAGCCCCTCAGCGTCCTAGCCATGCCGTCACCTGCTCATCCTGTACGCGGTCACAGTGGACGCGTCCGCGATCGTCCGCATCCTCGACGTCAGAGTAGTCTGCCCGTCCACGGTCAGCTCCACGTTGACGCCGTCCAGAGCTTTGCGTAGCATCCGGGGCGTCACCCGGTCCCCGGCCCCCAGGCTAGCCGTGCCGGACGTGATCGCTCCACCATCGGCGTACCGGGCCGGGTCTGCGAACCCACCGATGATTCCCTCTCGGATCATCCTCCTCAGCCGATACGCACCCTGCTGTCCGCCCAAGGCCGCCACCTCAGCGGCCGTGAGCACATGCTCCCCGTGGGACAGGAGCGCCGGCACGCGGTCCTCACGAGGGCCGCCGGGGCCGTATACTGCGCCGCCGGGGCGGCCGCCGCCCGCGAGCCGGGACACGCCCCCGCCGTCCGCGTACGCGGACACGGCCCCACCATCCGCGAAAATGCCGAACCCGAACGGGTTCTGGATCAATCGCCGACCGTACTCCTCGAAGAACTGTTTGATCTTCACGGTGACGGAGACGGTCTTGGACTGAATCTGGTCCATGTTGAACTTCACAGTACGGAGCTTCCCGGATGCCTCGTCCTTACCGGAGATCGTCACCTCGCCCGTCGTGTCATCAATCTGTGTCTTCACCGTATCTTTCTCCCACCGGGCGCCCGTAGCGTCACCCAGGATGGACACGGTCCCGTCCGCGTTGTCGATCGTCTGCACAGTGGACTGGAGGCCCTCCAACCCCCTGTCGTTGTTCGCGTCGATCTCCACGTACGACGTTGTCCCGTTGATCGAGTCGGCGGTCACGGACAGCGCATAGTCCGCCTTCGACGTGTCACCGTCCACCGAGATGTACCCGGTCATCCCCTCAATCTTCGCCTTCGCGCCGTCGGCGTTCTCCAGCGCCGGCTGCGTGTCCGCCGTCACCTCCGTGGAGACCTTCTCGGGGATCAGACCGTACGAGTCGGCCAGCTGGGTCGCCTCATCCTCGGTCATCCCCATCGCCTCGGCGGCCTGAATGAACGCGTCGCGGCCGGTCTGCATCTTCGTCTGCAACGCGTCCTGCGTCTCCCCAGCGGCAGCGCCGGCCTGCACCTGCGCCAGAGTCGCAGACGCCAGATCGTTCAGCGCAGACTGGTTCTTCCGCCCCGCCTCCGTCGTAATGTCCAGGTTCTGACCGTTCTCCGCGATCGCGTCGTTGACGTTCTTCAGCGCCTCCTGGTACTTGATGTCCGCGTCGGACGCCCCGATCGCAGCCTCCCCGAAATCATGGATGGCCTTCACGACCTCCTCGATCGAGGGAGCTGCCTGGTCCGACCCCTCCTTCGCCTTCCGGATCGCCTGGTCCAGCCGGTCCGTGCTGTCCGCGGACTGGTTCGCGTTCGGATCGATCTGCCCCAACGCCAACGCCAGGCGAGTCGAGTCGTCCGCCGTCAGCCCCATCTGATTCGCGACCGCGTCCAAGTGGGCCTTGAACTCCGGCATGTCATTGATCAGGTCGATCATGCTGCGCCGCGAACCGTCCGTCAGCTCATTGGACAGCTTTTTGAACTGGCTAGTAGCCTCATCCGTAGACATGCTGGCGAGCGCCTTGCCCGTGGACTCGAGCGTGTCCTTCAGCTGCTGCACCTCAGACCGCGTGTCCGCCCCGAACGCCGCGGTGATCCCGTCGAGGAAGTGGGCGGTCCCCATCTCCAGGCCGGCCCACGTGGACGGGCGGCTGATGTCAGCGAGCATCACACCGAACTCGTCCGCCGACTTCGAAGCGGTATCGAAGTGCAGCTGGTCCAGGGCACTACCGCCATTCTTCAGGGCGGACGCCATCTCATCGACGGACACTGCCGCGTCCGACGTCTTGTTGCCGTACTCGCTGATACCCGCGATCAGGGCCCCCATGGCAAGCATCCGCCCGGCCCGGGCCATTGCGCCCGTGCCCGTCGCCAGGTTCTTGATGCCCGCGACCGCGTTCCCACTGGTCCAGCCGAGCGTGTTCATTGCGTCACGGATCTCGACGATTTTCGGGGCGAGCACCATCATCCCGCCGACCGCAGTCAGCGCAGCGCCGCCCACAGCCGTAATACCGAGCACAGCGGTCTGCGCCCCAGGGGACAAGTCACCCAGCTTGTCCACCACCGACGTGATCGTCTGCACCACCGACCGGAGCGGCCCCTCAGACGACGCGCCGATCTTGATCATCGCGGTCTCCCACGACCCGCCCAACTTCTCCAGGTCGCCCTTCAGGTTGTCCTGCTTCAGGCGGGCAGTCTCCGCAGCGTAGCCGGCATCGTTGACCTTGTTAATCCAGTCCTGGATACCCTCGCCACCCTCGCTGTAGAGCACGTTCGCAGCGCGGATGGCGTCCGACCCGAAGATCGTCACCAGCGCCTGGTTCCGCTGCTCCTCCGACAGGCCGGACAGGCCGTCCTTCAGCTGCTGGGCGGTAGCGGTGATCCCGATGAAGGAGCCGTTAGCGTCGTAGACGTTCAGGCCGATGTCCTTCATCGCGTTCGCGGCCTTTGTGGAGGGGCTCTGCAACCGCTGGAGCATCGTCTTGAAGGACGTGCCGGCGTCCGAACCGATCAGCCCGGCCGACGCGAACGCGCCCAGCGCGCCGGTCGTGTCCTCGATGCTGAGACCCATCTGGCTGGCGACCAGGCCCGACTGCTTCAGAGCGTACGCCAGATCGTGGACGCCGCCCTGAGCTTTGCCGGCGCCCGCAGCGAGCAGGTCGGCGACATGCGTCACCTGGTCCCCGCCCAGACCGAACTGCGTCATCGCCGTGGCGGCGGTCTCTGCGGCCTCCGCCACAGACACCTCGCCCGCCGCGGCCAGGTCCAGGGCCCCGGTCAGGCCGCCGTGCAGAATGTCAGACGTGGACACGCCGGCCTTGGCGAGCTCCTCGATGCCAGCGGCGGCCTCAGTCGCGGAGAACGCAGTATCCGCACCCGCCTGAATCGCGGCCTCGCGCAGCTGCGACATCTCATCGCCGGACGCGTGAGTCGCTGCCTGCACACTGGACATGGCGGCATCAAAATCCGCGGCGGTCTTCGCGGCGGACCCCGCGAACCCAAGAAGGCCAGCCCCCACGCCAGCGACCGCGGTACCGACCGTCGTCCACGCCGCACCGTTCTGCCGCGCCGAATCAGCCAGGCCTGCCAGGCCAGTCTTCCCCTGCGCGGACGCCTGATTCATCTGAGAAGCGGCCTGCTGGGCAGCGTCCCCGGCCGACCTCATCGCATCCTGGGTGCTCTTCGTAGCGTCGGACGCCTCACGCATCCCCGACTTCACACCGGACGCGTCAGCCGTAAGCTTCACCAGGACGGTTCTATCGGCCAAGATACGACCCCTCTCCTACTACTGGTAACGAGTTTACAGTCTCACTCAGCCTCGCTGGAGTCCACGACGTACACGAGCGACCCTTCCCGCGGCGGGGAGATCAGGTCCCCCGACTTGTTCCGCTCACTGTGATCCTTCTCCCACCGCTCCTTCGCGGCCTTCGCGTAGCAGGCTGTCTCCCGGGCCTCGAACCAGCCGTCCATCGTGTCATCCCACGCCTGGTCGCGGGGAAACCCGCACCCACACGGGCACAACGACTGCTGGTAGGCGGACCATGCCTCCGCGAGCACGTAGTCCTGGTCCAGCCACTCCGACGAGCGGCGGATCAGGCCGGTCGGCGGGCGCCCCCACTCCAGGGCCCGCTTCACGAGCTGCGACAGCCAGCGTCCTGACGGGGCCCTCAGGACGCGGACGAGAAAGGGGCTGTGATGGTCGGTTCTACGGTGTCCACCTTCCGGATGCACCGGGACAGCTTCTCCACCTGCTGGGAGGATGCGGCGTACAGGGCCTCGATGTCCTTCCCGGTGACGCCCTCGGGCTCGATGACGTGTGCGGCGATGAACGCGCACTCCATCTCGTGGGTGACAGTCTCGCCTTTCTTGTGGCCGAGCTCCTCGAGCAGCTGCTTCTGACGGTGCACGTCCATTGTCTGCACGACGAACTCGACGCCGGACTCCTTAAGGGTGGCGAGCGCCTGCTCGGCCTCCGCGAGGATCTCTCGTTTCCGACTCTCCGGGATTCCCGGAAGGTTGGCCTCCTCGTTCAGTCGGTCGATGGTCGCCATCAGGTCGGTGCGCCCGTACAGGATGCACGCCTTCCGGGTCGGCTGGAACCCGGCGATCCACGACGCTAGGTCAAACTCCTCCGGCTCGGTAGCGCCGGCGGGGGTCGCGTCACGGAAATCATCGGCCATCGCGGGGGTCCTAACTCTAGACGTTGAAGGGGCCCGGGGCTGCCGTAGCCCCGGGCCCCGGTTACGGGGATGAGTCTATCAGGCGCCCACCGTGTACCGCACGCCATCGCTGTTGCCCTTACGCGTGTACACGATGAAGTTACCGGTGGCGACGCCGACGGGGAGGACCGCGGCGATCGAAGTCGGCGACAGCGTCTTGAACGAAGCCACGTCCCCCTCCTTCGAATCCCGGACGGTGCAGGTGACGCGGGTGACGTTCACGAAGTTCGTACCCGTGATGATGACCGTGTCACCAGCCTTCTTGCTGGCCGGCTCGATCTTCGTCACGGTCGGCTTCGACGCGGCGGTACCCGAGCCCAGGGTGATCTCGTTCTCCAGGGCGTCAGAGATGAACAGAGACACGGTGCGCTTCGTGTACGTGGTCCGGTCGTCGGGCTTCTGCGGCTGACCCGGCGCCACGTGATACCAGTCCACGTCGTCGCCGTCAACAAACAGATCCTCAGGCTTCTTGCCCTCACGCTCGTACAGCTCGAATTCACGGCCTGTCATCGACAGGAGTTCCCAGACGCGGTTGTCGCCACCAGCGACCTTCTGGCCGTCCCCGTCGAAGAACCAGTACACACTGACCTGGCCTTCGTACTCGGCCGGTCCGGGGACGGTGCCCTTGCCGGCGGCGCCCAGGACAGGCTCCTCCACCGAGGTGGAACCCTTCGACCCGAGCTTGTAGTCCGACTTCATGACAGACATCTCGAAGTGCAGGCCCTTGTTGAGCTCCGCCGCAGTCGGGCGCTTCTTGTCGGCGACCGGTGCGCCGTTAATGCCGAGGGCGACCAGGGTGATGCGCCCGTCGCCGAGGGTCCGGATGGAGCCAGCCATGAGGCTCTCCTCTCTGCCGACCCCACGGCCGGCGTCGTACATGTACCAGTGCAGTGTATCTCAGTGGATGTGGCGGACCGCCCGGACCCGCCACATGTCCACGCCGTAGAACGGGTGCCCCACTTCGGGGACGGTGACCTGATCGTCACGGAGTAGGCCGGAGCAGTACTCCAGTCTGAGTGGCTCGCAGTAGTTACTGCCTGTCTGGAGCTGCTGCCCCTCGAGGCCGCGGCGGACGTCGTCCACGACCGTGAGAAGCCGGTCCGCGGTCGCGGCGACCATGGTGATCGGCTGGAGGTAAGAGATCTCGCGGAGCTCCCCGTCGAGGCACTCCCCGTTGCCCATGTTGACGGGGGGAAGCTTAACAAGGACGTACGGCGTGGCAGGGCGGTCCACGGTGACCTCGCCGAGGTACACCTCGTAGCGGAGGTTCTCCCGGCAGAGCCGCTCCATGGCGGACACGAACGGCGACATGCGAATCATGTCAGACTCCTCACTATCTCGTCCAGCGTGTCACCGATCTCGTCCAGGACACGCTGGTCCATGAACTCGGCCGGATGCGGCATGCCGCCGCCACCCTTGGATGTACCCCAGATCGTGATGTTCGCGAGGGCGCCGCGAGGTTTCTCGGGGCCAAACTCGGCTTCGACGACAGCGTCCGCACCGCGGGTGCTGAACGTGTACGTGGAACCAACCGCCCGGAATCCCTTGTCCGGGTGCTGCTGATACGCCTCCCGGGCGCGCCCCTTCGCCTGCTCGAGGGCGTTCTGCACGCCCACGCGCACGGCGGCGGTCCTCTCACCCGCGTCCGTGAAGGACTGGGCGAGCTGGGCCAGCTGGGTCGTATCCCACGAGGCCATCAGGCGGTCACCGCATCCACGAGCATCCGGCGGGCCGTCGCATGCGTTTGATTGATTAGACCCCGCACACGGAACGGGTACCGCCAACCGGTGACAGTGATCACGTCATTGATCTTCGGGGAGTAGCCGGCACCCCACGGGATGTGCGCCTCCGTCTGCTGCACCGTGTACGTATGCCCACCATTCGTCTGGTCGGACCCGTACATCGTCTGCTGACGGAGGCGGCACTTCCCCTCGTAGACGCGCTCCGTGGTCGGCTCATCATGCCCCGCCTGCGGATTCCAGTTGTAGGACCCGGTGGGGCGGTCGATGACGCACGTGTCAGTCATCAACCACTCCGCCCGCCGGCGCCTCATGTGCGGCCGGCTCACGGCGAGTTCCTCCGGATGTACTCCACCCACCCGTCGTCCGCGAGCACGGCGGGCCACACGTCCCGCTCGGTCCGCATGATCCCGATGCCCCGCGGCCTGGAGGCGTCCGCGTACAGGGCGAGGCTACGCTTCTCCGTCGGCGTCAGGTACAGGCCGTCCTCGGGAACCGGACGGCCGCCGCCCATCCAGTCGTCCAGCCGTTCATAGTTCCACGACTCCGGGTTCGTGTACCCGCGGGCCGCGCACGACAGGACGATCTGCTGGACGCCATCCGGCACGTCCGCCGGCGTCCAGGGGTGAGCGATCCGGCCGGCCTCCTCGATGACGATCGTCGAGGCGCGGCGGAGCAGCATCTTCGCCCTACTGACATCGCCCTCCTCGGTGATCGGCTCACCGAGCCAGTCAGAGAGGAGGGCGACCGGGGCGAGCGGCTCGCTCGCCATGGGCTGTCAGCCGATCTGCACGGCGACGGCGCGGGCGGCGTCCATCACAGCGAAGCCGACGTAGGCGTCCACGACGGCACGGTCCTCGGTGTGGTCCGGGTCGTAGTCGCAGATGAGGCGCAGGGCGAAGCCGTCGTCCGCGCGGGCAGCACCGAAGCTGGCGCCAAGCGGCACATCGGCGGCGCGCATCGCCATGGTGAAAGCGTCGCGGTGGTAGGCGACAGCCTTCGCCTCGGGGAGGCGCGGGTCCTCCACGATGGTCATGCCGAACAACCGACCGAGGGTCGCCTCGTGCAGGGCGTCACCGCCGTCGGCGCTGAAGGCGGCGTTGAGGATGTCGCGGTTGGAGTGGATGATCTCGCCGACGGCCGGGCCGACAGCGAGGTACCGGTCGCCGAAAGGAACCTCATTCTTGTTGAGGACGCGGCGGAGGCGGGACAGGACCGCGGTCAGGTTGGAACCGTCTCTCTTGATCTTGGTGGCCTTCGCGTCGCTTGTGGCGACGAGGGTCGCACTCGGGTTGGTGTCCTGGGGCGCCATGATCGTGTCCATGAGGCCCGCGATCTTCTTCGGCAGGACGTCAACGACGGCCTCTGCCTCGGGCTTGGCGACCTCGGCCTCGAAGTCCCCGAGGGTCCAGGTCTGCCAGTCGGAGGGGAGGCGCGCGGCGGAGTAGACCTGCGTGTCGAGGTTAACGGGCACGTACTTGCGGGTCAGGTCGTTGTAGGTGATCGCGGTGCGGTTGTCCCGCTGAGACCTGGAGAGCTCGTTGGCGGTTGCCTTGACGGGGAGAGGCACGTTGACGGTGGTGCCATAGCCGGCCTCGTAGGCGGACTCGGCGTCCCGGTTGATAGTCCTGGGGAGGACGCTGAGGTAGCGGAGCGCGGCGACGGTGGACTGAGCCACCTTGACCGCGGGTGTCTGGAAGTTAGCCATCGGCTGAGCCTTTCAGTTGGTCACTTGTGGAAGAGTCGGGCGCCGATGGCGTCCAGATCGTCGCCGCCGTTGGTGGCGGCCCGGGGCGTGGGCTCGTTACGGACGAGCGGGTTCGGCTGGCCGGCGACGTAGCCCTTGAGTTCGGTCGCGGCGGCCTCCATCTGCTCGGGGGCGACCGCGGCGAGGAACTTGCTGAGGGCGGCAGGGAGGCCGGCCTTGGCGGCGGCGGCGACGGCTGCCTGCTTGGCCTGGGCGTCGGCGAGGGCCTTCTCGGCGGCCTCGGCCCGAGCGAGGGCGGCCGTCAGCGGGTCCTCGGCCGGCTCAGCGGGCTCAGCGGGCTCGGCCGGCTCCGCGGCGCCTGCCGGGCCGGCACGCTCAGCG